CTTCTGTGACATTCTTTACCACATCCCAGTTGTCTGTGCTATCGTAGAGCCCCCGAACACTATCGTCTCCGGTAAAGTCCAACAGGTTGTCTACCTGTGCTGTCAGAATTTGAGACTGCTCCTCTGTAAGTGGGCGCCCGGCCATTTCAAACATGATAATACGTGCCTCAGGAGCACGTAGTCTGATACTGGCAATAGTGCCCAGCATTTGTTCCAGTCGTTCTTCGGCTGTGTACACACCAAACTTGGTGTTGGTAGCTGACGTCATTAGAAACAAAGGTTTCATTTTAGCAACCACCTTTTGTTGGCCAGGCTCCACTCAGTGACCTGCCTAATACGTTCACTGAACTTGATCTTAGGCCGCCATCCTAGGTCAGCTAACAAGTCGCCACTGAGCGCATAGCGCAGATCGTGGCCCGGGCGAGCACTGTGAAAGTCTGTAAGTTCATAGACTAGTTCACGTCCCTGTACTTCAGCGATAAGTCGTGCCAGTGTCAAGTTATCAGTTTCCTCGGGTCCTACAAGGTTAAACTTGGGAATCATACGAAGATCGTATTCGTTAAAGTAGGTATAGTCTTTGAGCTGTGTTAGCACAAACATCAGACCTTCGGCTACATCCTGTGCGTGGATATAGTGGCGACTGCCGGGAATGGTCTTGGTAGGATCTGCGTGAATACGAATCTTTTCCCCGTCGCGCACACGTTGAATAACCAGGGGAATAAACTTCTCTGGGTGCTGGCGCTCACCGAACACGTTCATGGTATGTGTGATTACAATAGGTAGTTTGTAGGTGTTTTCATAGGCCACACACATTTCTTCGCCGCCGGCCTTGCTGGCGCTGTAAGGATTGGTGCTGTTGTAACGATCGTACTCACTGTAGTTAACCCCCACAGGAGCAGGACCAAATACTTCGTCAGTGGAGAAGTAGACAAACTTTTCAAGGTTGTTTAAGGTGCGAGCATATTCCAGTAGGTTAACTGTGCCCACAACGTTATCCATGACAAACTCCATGGGACGTTCAATGCTACGGTCCACATGACTACCTGCGGCCAAGTGTAGAACAACGTTTACATCTCCCAGCATACCAGCAATGGTGGGGTTTACTTCAGACTTAAGATCGTGGTAGACGATCTGCACACGGTTTCGTTCTTGGGGGATATCCTCTAGGATATCAACTAGACGATTAAGATTACCAGAAAAGTCCAGTCTGTCTAGGGTAACAATGTTCCAGTCTGTGTTACGTAGGATGTAACTGATAACATGGTGGGCAATAAATCCGGCACCGCCGGTGATTAGGATTCGTTTTGACATTAGTTTCCTTCTTGCGGAAGATAGATTGTAGCAGAGTTTTCTGCGTCGATCAAGTACTGACTGTAACAGTCTCGATTTTCTAGTAGGGTCCGGGGAAAATAGTCGTCTAGCTTAACTGGTACAAACGGACGAGGGTCCTGTGGATTAAATCCTACTCCCCGTTTCATCATAGCTTCAACATCAATGTTGTTTAAAACTTGATCGTTGTTTAGTTCAGTGTGGGCAAAGCTACGGATTTTGTTCTTTACAAACTCAGTGTCGCCCAGATAGGTAAAGTGCCAGCCTGCGTGTTCATACATACGAAGGTCATCATCTTCATAGCCCCAGGGCAAGGTGTTTAGTTGGAAACGTGTGCCTCTAAATGCGTCCGGGTGTGTTAACATCTTCCTACGACAGGCCACAATCCAAACGCAATAGCTTTCTTGATTGTTAATCAGCATATAGTTCAACTTGAAGTTGAAGTAAGGAGTCCTAAAGGCCATGATGTCTTTGGGATTCTCACGCATATGATCAATGGCTTCGGGACGCAGGATTTCGTCGGCATCTCCAATGATACAGATATCGTCGGGGTCTGCATTGACTAGACCTCGCATGATACTGTTGCGCTGGAAAATGTCATTGACCCAGGCATCAGGATCACCGGGTGCATCATCAACAATGACATGAATAATCTTGTCGTGATATTGTCGATACCTGTTCCAGTTTTCTTTTAGATACAGCCTCTTAGGTTGACTTTGAAATGTAGTAGTTGCTTCTACAATAACAAAGTGATCAACGTGATTGTAGAGTTCCGACAAGCGCAGATCTAGCAAATCTAGCTCGTTATAAAAGGGAAAGCAATCGTATATTTTCATGCTTTTTTGTAGATCCAACTGCTACGATCTGTGGCTATGTCAGTAAGCAACTCATGAACTGCTTGCCTTACACCTTCACTGTTAGAGTAATCATGGCCGGCTAAGATACCACCCTGCTTGACCTTGGGCAACCAAGCAGTGATGTCTGCGTGTACATCTTCGTAGGTGTGTCCGGCATCAATGAACACAAAGTCTAAACTTGCATCAGCGTATGCTGTTGACGCCATTACGGATGTGGCTCTTACTGGGGTGAACAGTCCCCGAGCTGGTTCCATATAGGCTAGAAAGTCTTCGTAGAGAGTATCGTTGATCACAGAAGGGTCAGTCTGGTGCTCTTGTTCTACAGAAGAGCCTTTCCAGGTGTCAACACAGTCAAAACGAATGTTCTTGCCACTGTTGGCAATTTCTACGCACATGAATGCGGCACTGCGGCCCTTCCAACTACCAACTTCAACAATGTGCGAGTCTGTGGGCAACATCTGCACCATTCCGTAGTAGATGTTTTCAAAGTCGCACCATCCGGGTATATTATAGTAAAAATGTTCCATGTTATTCCTTGTACCAAAACCAAACGTTGTGGTCAGTAAAAATTATTTCTGTAGTAATTCCTGCCTCTTGTCTAAACTCATTGACAGCACGATTTACATCAGGTAGTTGCCAATCGTGGCCAGCAAAAATGCCGCCAGACTTTACCTTGTTCCAGTAAAGTCTACAATCATTTAATGTGGCCGCATAGCTGTGATCGCCGTCGACAAATATGTAGTCTAAGGAGTTGTCAGCGATGTGCTGTTGTGCAGCCTGACTAGTCATTTCTAGTATGCCAATCTTGTCACTCCATGTAGCCAACATCTCAACCGCTGTAGCTTTCCAGGAGTCCACACGAGCTTGGTCAACATACTCGCACCAGTCGTGATAAGGCATCCAAGGATCAATGGCATAAGAATACTTTATGTTAGGAGCCCTATCAAGCAGATATCTTAGATTGTAGCCGCGACAAACACCTAGTTCGCAACCTACTAGATCTGTTCCTAAACGTTGAATGTATTCAACTAGGCCAGGTGCCGACACTTGATCCGGTGGCACTGGGTCAAAATCATTGATCATTCTGACTTGGTACCTTGTTCCAGATAGTCTTTAATTACACGCATGGCCTTGCGGCTGGTGTCGTAGACGTATTCTTTGGTTTCGTCTTCGGTATGGATAACAAGAATAAAACCGTTGGCAGCTTTACGGATTTCGATTGATTCAAACATGTTTGTTCCTTATAAGGTAGTTATAACAGAACAAGTATACTATCTTTTAGACCGCTGTGTCTACTGGTTTTCCAATAAACGGCAAGAATATAACAGTAGGATCGATCTCCCACCAACGTCCACTGGTGCCGCGACCAAAATCAAACTTGGCAGGTTCGGCGTGGTGGTTATTGTGCCATCCTTGACCCCAACCAAACCAACCCAATAATGCATTATTTTGGCTTGCGTCCCTGGTATCATAGTTACGGTAGCTGTAAAAGGTCTTAGTGTGTCCATAGACGTTTACAGTATTGTCCTGCAATACTCCGAACATCATTGGCAAAAAGAAAGCGGCGCAGGCCAATTGCCAATCCACCAACAAGACCACAAACGGAACAGCCCATAGCAGTTCATAGTGCCATTTATGGAACCAAACAAAATGTGGCTTACGTGCTAGGTCTACAGCATACTTCATATTGATAGTATTCTTAGCTTCGGTGTTTTCGATAAACCAACCAATCCAGGCATGGAACTTGCCATGTACTAAGGGACTGTGTGGGTCCCGGTCGGTGTCGCTGTGCGGATGATGGTATCCACGATGTAGTGCTACCCAGAATATGGGTCCACCTTGCCCACCAAATGCTGCCAAGAACAATATGACTATTTCTTTCCAGCGAGGAAGTCTATGTGTGCGATGACTGAATACTCTGTGATAGCCAACAGCAATGCCCAACCCCGAAATCAAGGACCACATCAGCAAACTGATCCAAAGATAACTTAGTGGAATGGCTCCAACGGCAAATAGATAAACAGAGACAGCGCCGGCAATACAACTAGGCAAAAAACTAAACCAAAATGCTTTACTGATCGTTTTAAACATTATAAGGATCCCCCTACGATTTCTGCTGGCCTGTATTCTTGTTTTAGGAAACTACAACGTACAATAGTGTCCATTGGCAGCAGTACTCTTTTATATAGCAAATCCCAGGCATAAGTGTAATAACACTTGGTTTTAGCTGGTACTAGATATTCATCAAAGTAGCCATAACGCTCGTTATTGTAGTCACTGTAGGTAAATCTACGCAACAATCTTCCATGTCGGGCATTTACTAATGTGTAGAACTTGTATCTACCATTGTTTTCATTGATCTTGATCACTGCGTCTAGCAATGCTTTTACGTTTTCAGTTACACCGTTGCTACGTAGCAGAGTGTAATACCAAGCGGGCTCGTCGGTGCTTTCGTAGAAACTGATCAAACACTGTAGTTCGCTATTGTCATTGAACAGGCCATAAGCATGAAAGTTTTTCAAACCAGATAGATAGGTGTCTTTGAATACATTAGACAAGACTTTGTTGTAGGTATCACCTTCTACTCCCCAGGTACTGGTATTAATCTCCATACCCATGTACTTTTGGTTAGTAAAAAGGTTGTCTATCTGATCACGATGTTCTGTACTGAGTTTTAATATTTGCATTATTCTCTACTCCTAGCTGTTTAACAAGATCCTTGAGTACTATTCCATCTAGGCTGGGCTCTAGTCTATTAGTGTGTGTCTTGTACAGCTCAAAATATGTTTCTGTGTTAAACGACAGCAGGTTTTCGTACCCGTGTGTTTTGATTCTGGTAGATAGCTCGGGTACCAAGGTCTTTAAGATTGCATTTTTAGAACTAACACTTCCTAGCTTATAGTTGTACTTAGTTTCGACTAGGTTCTGTATCCCAGGATGTTCAAGATAGTAGGCCATCATTTCTGGCGTATAACTAAACCATTCGTTGACCAAGGGTATGTTATATTTTATACTGAAACGCATAGCACTGGCATCTTCGTTTTCACGGAACACATAATACCACTCGCTTTCCCGGCCTCGGTTGATAGCCCTACGTAGCAACATTTCCCCACCCATTACACTGGGGAAACCATGTTTGCGTATAGCGTTGTAAACAGAAAGATAAGCAATCTGTCTACAGTGTATTTCTGCCCCAAACTCTGCGGCCTGTCCACTGTGATAAAAGTCCACAACATCAAAGTCAATGACGTCCAATGGGAATCCTAGTTCCTGAGATATTAACAAACTAGTTTGATAGTCACCTTCATTCTGCCCACCAGTAAACCTAATGAACATGGCACGTGGTCGGATTCCGATATCTAAGAAACTTCTGATAACAATCTCGCTGTCTGTACCGCCGCTGAACATGACCACTAGATCTCGACCTAGATCCTGGTATACTGCGTCTGCGGTTCTGCGTTGTTCTTCTCGCCAACTACTGCGAGAATAGTGGTCAGAGTCTATAGCCCCTACCTTTACACGGTAAGGATCTGTGATCGATTCTCTGTATCCGTATAGTCTGTCGTTGATGTAATACTTTAAATGGTTGCCTAGAGTAAAGTTCACGGCATCAGGTCCATTAAGTCTTTGACAGTAACCAAGGGTCCAGTTGGGTCAGCAGTTTCTACACCAGTCTTTTCTTCATAGTACATTTGAAGTTCAACAGCGTCTAAACTGTCTATATCCAGGTCGGTCAGTGCGGTACTGGCAGTAAATTCATCTGCTTTGGCATTGATGTTTAGGTCGCGCAGTGCAGAACGTATAAAAATGATTTTTTCTTGATCGGTCATGGTATTCTCGAGGTTCATTGATATTTATTGGCCCAATCAACTAATAGTTGACAATTTTCAGTGTTGTCAGCATTCAGTATGGGTTTTATAACTGCCCATTGCAGTGTGTGTCTAACCATTATTGGCTCTGGTACAGGATAGCAGTCGTCCCACCATGCGCTCCAACCAGCAGCACGACGATATCTAGCACCAAGGCCCACTGCGGTATGTGCCACACGATTGTAATCATTGAAGGTTACCAGCATAAACTGGCAGCGTCTATCTTGGGCCCATATAGTTTGCTGTTCTAGTGCCGCACCAACTGCGCCTGCACTTCTATGTAAAGGATCTATATAGGTGCGTATACCGCCAATGGCAAAGTCCCGAGAGTGTTCAGGATACTCAACACAGCTGACTCCTATAGGTCGATCATGAAAACATATCAGATAGATGGCGCCTTGGTCTTGCAGCCAACGTGTTTTTGTATGAATATTGTACAGCAAGCCCTGTGGTTCCCAAAACATATTGATGCTGGCCGGCTCATTGAGGTTGACCGATTCACTTAGAAAAGTTTCTAACTGGTCAAACTGCCGGGCAGTAACGGTGTCACTGCTATAAGATATAAAAGTGTAGGTCATTTTATACCAATCTTCATAAATCTGGTGTATTCATGATCTGGATAACTAAACTTCTTTTCACCTAGATACTTGGTTTCACGCACAGGGTGTGCTAGATTAAAGCCAATGTCAGAATAGTAGGGCTGAACGCAGTCCCTGTGTCCACCAGTGCGCCCTTGTAGGGCTACCCAAGCGCCGGCAGGTATGCGTTTAAACCATTCGGTACCTGAGATGTTGTCTGTACTGGTGTTAATGACTAGGATGCTGCCTTCAGGATAATCTAGTGTATTGGCATCTTGTACTACAATGTTGAGCAGGCCTTCACATTCCAGGGCATTGCATATGACCCGAGCCTGTTGTTGATACTCAGCGTTGGTATCGACTAGGTGTATTCGTCCAAAGTCCACTGCGCGGGAAGTGTACAATAGAAATGGCATAGTACCAGACCACGAACCCAAGACAAATACCTGCTCAAAGTAAAACGAACCTAGCTGATTGAGTGTTTGACAAAGCCAGATTTTACTTTCAATAGGACCATGAGCAAATGCGTCTTTATCAAAATCCATTATTGTTGAGGTGGTGTCCAGTGTATGCTGTAGTCAGCATACTTTTTAGCTGAGTCAATAATCAACTGCTTGGTTGCTTCGCTGGCAGTTGCCAACGGACTACTTTTACCTACTAGAGAAATGATGACAGCTATTCTTTTGTTATTCATAACATTGGTACGTGCCGCATGAATGCCACGTATGTTATTAATAAAGAAACCTTGATTGGGTTTTAATAGCTTTGCTGAATACTCGACGCCAGTTTGTACCGAAGGATGTATTCCGTTGTTGGGTAGTATACGTCCCGGAGGCCTGTGTTGATAAGGTTCAACAGTGGGTCTGATTAGTAGAAAGTTGTCAGTTTCATCATTGGCCAAGTAGACACGCAGTCCAGATTCATCAGGATCTGCATGCCAGAACCCAGTGCCAATAAAGTTTTCTTTAACTGGCAGGGCAATAATATTTTTTATTTGGTTGGGTTCTAGACGAAAACCTTCACTGAAAAATCTTGCCAGTTCAGGAAACTTAACGTCAAAGCCATTATGCCACTGTCCTTCTAACTTAGCGTAGACAATGTTCCAAGGATATGATTCTGGTTCGGTGACCTTACTAGCATCACGACGGCCGGGCACACTTTGATCGCGAGATTCCTTGGCCCAGGCAACAAACTCCTCGTAATCAAACGCAGGGGGTTCAGGTATGTCTAAGGGAGTGTAAAGAATGTCAAGTACTTGTTCGTTGAGTGTAGACATATAGAAGAAGATTGTGGTGCCCCGGGGGTGAATCGAACACCCGACCTCGGATTACAAAACCGATGTTTTACCACTAGAACTAACGGGGCATGTGAATATTTACTCAGAGAACTCACTGAATAAATTTTTTCTTCTAATCTGTCCTAGTTCTTTGTCTAGGACTTCTTTACTACGATTCATCATAGCAAAGCACAGGATCAACAAATCATTTCGGTCATCGCACATCATCAATGCCTGATTGATAGGTTCCATTAACTCATGTGCTCGACGATTTGCTTCGTTATGATCCATATATTTTGGTGCGTCTGGCCGGGGTCGAACCGGCATGCCTTGCGACGAGAGATTTTAAGTCTCTTGAGTATACCAATTTCTCCACAGACGCATGTTTCTTTATTTTGGTGCGCTCGGAGGGACTTGAACCCCCAGTCAACGGATTATGAGTCCGCTGCTTTGACCATTAAGCTACAAGCGCAATACGTGTATTATATAGTCTTTGTGTCTGCGTGTCAAGATCTTTTGGCACGCATTATGGGCTCGGCTATGGGCTCTTGGAATTTTAATTTGCCCGGGCGCTGAACTCGGTCTGCTGATAAACTTGCACCAGCATCTTTGGGCGCCTTTGGCTGTTCGGCTCTGCGTTCAACCCGAGTCAACACTTCCATCATAGGTCCGATTTCGTAGTAGTTACGATAACTGTCGCCCATTTTTTGTGTTCTGAACTGACAAAGTTTATTTGAACCACGTGCAACCTTTTCGCCTTCGGCAGGTTTAATCCAAATCTGTATGGTGCGTCCTTGACCTTTGCCCACTAACTTGGTTTCTAAATCTAAGTGGGTCATTGCTTCTTCAAGGTCGTCACTGAACTTTAGAATCTTGTAGTTGCCACTGCTGATGCTGTCATCTAACTTAACTACTTCCACATCTTCCATGCTTTCACCACGTGCGTGGAACAATGCAGCTCGTGCTAGACGTTTAACAATCATTGCTTCTCGACCAGGACTTTGGTCATTGACCATCTTCTCAACCTGTGGGTAAACAACCTCGTCATAGATAACGTTTAGTAGGTTACTATAGATCTTTTCCTTGGGGAGTGTAGGATCTAGTAATCCGCGATATTCACTGACATCGATACCAAATGCCACATCAAACCATTTGCTGACCTGCTCGTAGCCCAGACCGGAAATCTGTCCTAGCGTTTCTGTGCTAAATGTTTTCAAACTTAGCAGGTTGATTTTGCTACCGTCAACTTTAAGTTGTAGGTCGGCCTTGGTTCCTTTGGCGTCCGACGTACCATCGCTGATAACTTCAATGGTGTTGCTGTTTACATCTTTGCGTACACGCTCGCAGGCATTTTGTACCCCTTCAGACTCGTTACAGTAACGAACAGCACTGGCTAGTACAGCGGCCAAGTCTGACTCAAATCTGCCAGATTGTGCCTGCTCTAGAAATGCTTCTGCGCTACGTGGTGGTACTACAGCAACAAAGTTCAACAAATCATTTTTTGCTTTGGATTCAGGGTACTGAATATTACCCGTGTAAGAAAACCTGTAGTTGGTCCCCTGTACACCAGTGGTAACATAACCGATTATAGCAATGAGTTGCTCGACTGTAATATCTGCACCCAGGTTCATGAACTTGGCACTGATGCTTAGTCCCATAATCAGTTCTGCTAGGTGTCCGGCGTTGTAGGCTTTCTTACCGGCTATGCCAGTAAACTCTTTGCCCTTGAAGATTAGTCCCCATGGTGCAGCTACTTTTTTACCATTGAAGATAACATGTACTTTTTTAGGCAAGTTGGCTGCAATATTGTCTGAAGCTAGTGCTGCCTCTAGAGCAGGCAACATTGCTGGATCTATCTGTATGTTGTCCCCAAACTCGTCTCTGTAGGCAGGATCCACTGGCACAGGAAGATTGTTGCCAACAAACTGCATCAATATTTTTAGGTATTGACCGCTGTGCTTGGTTAGCTCAGCAGGTGTAAGAGCTGCTTCAACGAGATTTATAAGTTTACGGAAATCAGACATATTTTATTTATTGCACTTATGTTTATAGACAAAATGTGGCAGTGCAACATAAATATCTAAGTAGAAACACTGATATAGTTTCTACTAATAAAGGAACAAACATGAAACTACTACAATGGATCAAAAGTCTATTTAAAGAACGCACTTACCAAGACAGCGTTGAAACTTTTGTAAACAGCAAAGAGCCAAAGTCAACTGCCGAAGTTGAAATGTGGACTCGCTACTACGACCAAAACATGCGCGACAGGAGCTTTATATGAAAAAGATTATGAAAACTCTTTGGGAACTGTGCATAGCCTGGGGCGAGCATCGCCAAAAAATGATTGTTAAGAATCGTTATTATTGGTATTAATATGACTCGTGGCGAACAAATCGCAGCCACCCTGCTAGTGGCAATGATAACCTACCTAGTTATAGCTCAATGACACACACTGTACGCAGACTACTGGACCACGAGTACAGCAAGTACCGAAAGCATTTAAAACAGCTGGACAGCAACAGTAGATACCTAAGATTTGGTATACCTATTCGCGACGAAAGCATTGATCTACTCTGTGATCAGATTGAACAAAATCACCAGCGTCATATACTGTTTGGTATTGAAAATGCAGACCTAGAGCTAATAGCTGTGGGACACATTGCCCTAGACGAAAAGATGGAGTTAGCCTTTAGTGTACTCAAAGAGTACCAAGGGCAAGGAATGGGCAGTCGTCTAATGAAGCGTTGCATCCAGTGGTGCAGAACACACGGCATACTAGAAGGTATGATGGTTTGCCTAAGTCACAACTCAGTGATCAAGCATTTGTGCGTCAAGTACGGTATACATATGACTAATGAATACGGCGAAACACTAGCCAATATTCGCTTGGATCCTGCTGACCCAGGTACCTACTTTGAAGAAGCTGTAGATAGAAACGTGGCTATATTTGATTATATCGCCAAACGTGCCTTTAGGCCGCGCCGCCAGTTAACAGCTCAATGACTATCTTGTCTTTGAAGCGTTCTAGTCTATTTTCAAATTGATAGCAACATTCGGCTATCACTGTTAAATCACCTTCCCAGAGGAGGTTAGTCTGTAGCTGTTTGGCCCAACGTTCTAGGTCGTCTTTATCGTGCTGAATATCTAAGACATGCTCTTTGGGTCTAGCACCCTTGTACATGTACCATTCTCTTAGTAAATCCTGCCCAAAAACTTTCACGTCTATCATAGTGTTACATCCTCCATACCGGCTGTACGAAGTCGAACAATATGACCTAGCTGCCATTGTTTGGCTTCTAGGCCTTTCATGATTCCTAACCAACGATTACGCAGTAGTGCAACTTCGTTGACCAAGGTTTCGTAATCGATTACTTCGTCCTCACCATCTACATACTTTTCAGCATCTCGACTGGTTAGAGCACGACTGTACTTTTCCAAATAGTTTTGGAAATGCTTGCGCCTGATTTTACGCAACTGAATATTGAGAAACTCAAGCACCGCTTCAATCTCTTGTAGTTGATTAAAGCGATGCTCGGTGACACCCGGCAACTGACTCAATGCCGATTC